CGAAGGCTATTATCGTCTCAGACATTACACGAAACGTGAGATTCCGTAAAGAGATGTTTGCGAATATCTCGTTGTACGACGAATACGACATTCAAGATGGCGACACACCAGAGATTATCGCAGAGAAGTTTTATGGTAATGCGCAATACCACTGGATTGTGATGTTGGTCAACGATCGCTATGATTATATCGGCGATTTCCCCATGCCTTACCCTCAGCTAGTCAGATATGCGGAAGATAAGTATGGAGTGGACAATTTATATGAAGTTCATCACTATGAAAATGAGAATGGGTTGATTGTAAATCAAGATGCACCTAATGCTGGAGCAATCACAAACATCCAATATGAAGAGCGTGTGAATGAATCCAAACGCAGAATCAAGATAGTTTCCCCAGAGTTGGTTGCTAGAGTACTGAAACAGTTTAACGATCTATTATAATGCCTACATCAGAAAAGTTAAGATTTGCTGGCGATGTAAACATTGACAAGGTTGTCGTAACCTCAGTCAATGGATTCTATCAAGACATTTCCAACCAAGTTGTTGGTATCCAAATCTTCGAGGATATTTTCTCGCCATTTATTACAGGTTCTTTGATTATCAAAGATTCTCTTGATCTCCTTAACGTATTTCCATTCACAGGTGAAGAGTATCTAACACTAGAAATTTCAACACCAGAATTGAAGAAGGGTGCTATTAAAGGCGACTTCTATATCTTCAAGATGACCAATAGAGAGATTCTTGGCGATCGCTCAGTTGTATATGAACTACACTTCATAACACAGGAAGCTGTAGTCGATATGAATAAGAGAATCAGTAAGAAGTTTGAAGGTAAACCATCTGAAATTGCCAAGACAATCATTCAAGATAAAGATAACGGTCTTCAGATTACTGGTGCAGTCAATATTGAAAAGTCAAGTAATACCATAAAGTATATTTCTAACTTCTGGAGCCCAGTTAGAAATATGACTTACTTGTGCGACCACGCAATGAATATGAAGGAAAGCCCTTCATATGTGTTTTTCCAGAATCGTGCTGGTTTTAATTTCGTTTCTCTTGATGCTCTCTACGGCAACAGTGATTATATCGAATACTTTATCTACGATAACTATGTTCGTGATGTACTCCCAGGAGATACCAGCGCTAAGAACATCGTTGAGGATTATAAACGTATTCGTCATATTGCTGCTCCCGTGTTGTTTGACTATATGGAGCGCAGTGATGGGGGTATGATGGGATCTAAGCAATACTCATTTGATATGATCTTAAAGAACGTAGATATCAAAGAGTATGATATGTTCAAAGACTTTGAGAAGAACGCTCACACTAACTTATACCCTTTAGCTTCTTCTAAGTCTATCTTTAGATACAACGCTAAGATTATCAATCGTGTTCGCCATTGGGATAACTTCAAGGATGGTGGTGATTCGTCAAATAGTAAGTTCTTGCAGAAACGTATTTCTATTATGAAGATCGTTGATGCTGCTAAGATTGAAATTACAGTTCCAGGTCGTACACAATACACAGCAGGACAGAAGGTTCTTGTTGAGGTTTATAAAATGGAACCCACAGAAAAGAAAGACAAAGACACTCTTGATAGTATGCTTTCTGGCGCTTACATCATCAGCGCCATTAACCATTACATCGACAAAGAAAAACACGAGTGTGTTATGGAGTTGATTAAAGACTCTCTGTTGAAAGATATTAACAAGGTAAAATAAGATATGATGAAGTTGTATACAGGTTGCGTTGAGAACCGTAACGACCCACTGAAACTTGGACGATGCCAAGTTCGTATCGTTGGTCTCCACACAGAAAGTAAGATATCACTTCCAACTGAAGACTTGCCTTGGGCATATCCAGTTCAACCAATTACATCTGCTGGCACTTCGGGTGTTGGCTCTGCTCCGCTTGGACCAGTTGAAGGTTCATGGGTTCTGATTACGTTCATGGATCCAGACGAGCAGATGCCAATGATGCTTGGTACTCTTGCTGGTGCTTACCAAACCCCAGAATCTCTAAAGACTGGTCAGTTCCAGATTGACGAAGTGGATGCCGCTGGTAATGTTGATCTAACTGGTTCGAAGTCTATTCCACAAAACCCAGATGGTACTGTTGGTGATGCAGCTAAAGCTGCTGACTCATATGGCGGTCAAGCTGCAGTTAAAGGCGGTAAGGTTGTAACAGAACCAGGAAAGATCGTTGGACCACTTGGTTCTCTGATCGCTAAAGCTGAGTCTGGTAAAGACGGTTACAATGCGTTCAACCGTGGTACAGTCAACGGTAAAATTATTCCAGCTGGTGGAAAACTTGAGTTGACTAAGATGTCGATCAAGGAGATTATGGCGAAGCAAGCATTGCCTCCAGGGTCTCCAGATCGTCTGTTCGCTGTTGGCAAGTATCAGTGTATTCCTGTAACTCTGAAAGCTGCCTGTCAAGCAATTAACATTGACATCAACCAACCATTCAGCGAGAAGACTCAAGACATTATCTGTCAAGAGTACCTTGTTGCTAAGAAACGACCAGCCCTAGTTGCTTACTACCGCAACCCAAACAAGAACAACGAAAAGTTGTTGATGGATGCTGGTCAATCGCTGGCTGCAGAATTCGCTTCTATTGAAGATCCATATTTCCTTGGTTATCCTTACAAAGGACCAAACGGCACTTATTATAAGAGTGGTAATAAAGTTGGAACTAAGTGGTCGCAGATCAAAGCTACCCTACAGAATGAGTGGGAATTCCGCAACGACAAAAAGAATCCTCCACCAACATCAACAATAGCTAACAATGATAAGGTCGAGAAGGGTACTGATTATTCTGGCGTATCCAAAGCTGCACCACTAGACGATTCTATCGCAACAGCACCAGAGCCGTCTGTCGTCGCAGAGTCTACTTCTATCGAAGGAGATATCCCAGAACCACCAGTATTACCAGATGTCCCAACTGTACCTGTTTGGGCGCTAGTTGGTGCTGGAGAAATTCAAGGGTCTCTACAGAGCACAGTTTTTGGTCTTACTTCTACGATTACAAATGAGTTTGGCGATTTAGTTGGCGGTATCAGTGATGCCTTCGCTAATCTGTCCAAAGAGATCGGGCTGACTGATGGTATTGACAGTATCCTCAGCGGTATGAAAGGTATTAGCGCAGAGGCTACTTCTTTACTGAAAGGGTTTGGTTCAAGTCTAAGTGAGATCTCTAGTAATCTTGGCATTGAGAACTTGTCGGGGTCACCAACAGAACTTGCAGCTAATCTTGGTTTGGCTATCCCAACCCCAGAAGCACTGGTTCAAGAGTTGGTGAAGAAAGCTGGTTCTCAACAAGGTCAGGCGACAGCAATGTTGGCTAAGTTGGAATCTCAAGGAGAACCAACTAAACCGCATCAAGCACCAGTTGGTGAGAAGAATGCTGACGGTACTATAAGCACTGGTACTGGCGTGGATCCAACTAAAGGATTCCAAGATCCTAATGGAACTTATCCGAAGTATAAGAATGAACCAGACACTAACCGTCTAGCTACAGGTAACAACCTTGGACGCACTATCGTTCTTAAGAAAGAAGCTACACTAAAGACTGGCATTAAGATTGCTAACGGTGGTACTTGGGATCAATCACCAAATCCATACAATGCGCAGTATCCATTCAACAAGGTAACTCAAACTGAGTCTGGTCATGTTATGGAGTGGGATGACACTCCAGGATCTGAGCGCATTCACACTTACCACAAGTCTGGCACCTTCACCGAGATTGATGCTAACGGCACTAAGGTAAACAAGATTGTTGGTGATGGGTTCTACATCGTAGAGCGAAATGGCTTCATTTACGTTAAGGGTGCATATTGTGTGACTGTTGATGGTGCGATGAATCTTCGTACAGACAACGTCTTCAACTTAGAAGTTTCTGGTGCCGCAAACATCAACATCTTCAATAACGCAAACATCAATGTTTCTGGCGATGCTAATCTTGCTGTTGGTACTACTTTGAACGCTAAAGCTGCCAAGATCAACTTAGAATCTACTGGTCAGTTTAACATCAAAGCAGGCACTGGTCTAAACATTGAAGCTGGTAAGGATGTTAACTTCAAGTCTAAGGCATCTATCAACACTCAAGCTAAGGGTAATATCAACAACAAAGCTATCGGTACTATTAACTCTGAGAGCGATTCTGACATCAACATCAAAGCAGCTGGCGTTATTAATGCAAACTCTGATGTTGATATCAACATCAAAGCGTCTTCGAACGCAAATATCCAAGCTGGCGCTGATACTAATGTGAAAGCTGGCGGTGCAGCCAACATGGAAGCCGCAGCTAATGCTAGCGTTAAAGCTGGTGGTAATGTTGGTATCGACTCTGGTGGTATCCTTGATATGAACAATGGTTCAGCTTCTTCTGCGGGCGAT